TTAACGACATCAAACGACGCTAAAAATGTGCCGTCTAATTGGAAACCCGGATTAGTTGCCGTGTTCGCGCCGGCGGCCGGTGTTGCCTCAACGAAACATTGAGTACCAACCAAACCGCTAATCGTTGCGTAAGTTTCGCTCGCGGCGTAACTCATCAAAAGAGTAACTACGCATTGGTTCGACTCGAGGCCGGCAACGTCGCGGTGGGCGCTATCGCCCATGCTCGTAGCATCCAAAGAATCGTAAGCCCTAGTCAGGGTAATGCTTTTAACTTGGTCCGTTAAATCTACTTGACCGGCCTCGTTGGGTCCAACATGAAATTGGGTTCCGGCTAGATATGTTGCTGTTGCCATTTGTTTTAATCCTCGTTTTCGGTTTCGTTAGTTTCTAACTTATCTTTTTTATTGGAACGTTTCGGGGATAGTTCGGCTATATGCCCGGATTTTAATAAAAATTCTATATCGGCGAATTTGAGATCCTCGGCCGATAGCTCGGCGCCCAACGACCATTTAAGGCGGTGCGAGGTTACAACGTAATTCATGGGGCTATCTTAGTGGAAATAGATAGTTCATAACTTGCATAATCAAGCGCGCCAATGGTCGTTATGGACGGGTTCAAAGTAGATAACCCTATTTGTAGTTGGCGGACCTTATCGGCGAGGGTTAGCAAAGTTTGTAGCGTTTTAAGATCACCCGGACCCGAGCCAATTACCCGGACGTTAAAATTCATTTTGGCTACTACGTTGGTTTCCATTTCAATAGTTGGGGCGTCAACGAAAACGCAAGGCGGATTTATATTTCGAGGATCATCTACTACGGTTATATTCGGAATCGTTTGTAGTTTGGTTACTAGTTGGTTAAACGCGTCGTTAAAAATGTCTGTTGCCGGCATTATGCCACCGCGGGACGATTACAACCCAATAGCCGTAAAATTTGGCCCATACTGCCACCCGTAACCGCGCCGGTAGCCAACGGATCAAAACTAGCGTACTGATCTATAGATCCCCGTTCTCGATACAAGGCGCCGGCCATCATCATTAACGCCATTTTGCAAGCTTGATCCGGTAGCACCGTCAACGAATCAAAATAATTAGCGGACGCGCGGCGGCGATATCCAAACGTGTTAGCGGACGCAACGGCGATTAAACCTAAATCCCTATCGCTAGACGGATCCACGAACACGAACCCTAACCAATCCTCTAAATCCGCAATAGTAATCCAAGTACAGGACGTGGCTACCGCATAGGTGATAGTTCCGCTAGTTGAAATGCGGGCAACGTCCGCGGTGGTTAACGCGAATTGAATTTGATTTTGGATAATGATAGACGGGTTGTAAACGTAATCGCCTATTTCGTCCTTGGTAATAAAATAGCTAGTAGGTGTAGCCGTAACAACGTAGGATCCGTTGAACGGGCTACCCATGTTAGATATTGTTACCGTTTGTCCTACTACTATTTCGTTCGCGGTTAGCGTTTCGAGCGTGCAAACATTGTTTACAACTTGTTTAAACGTAACGGTGTATGTAGCCATTGGCGGTTAGCCGCCCTAATTCTAGAGGCCGGTAGCTTTATAGAACTTAGTATCGTCAATCATTAGCGTAGAAAAATATCCTCTAAACGCTACGGTGCGCGACAATGTACTAGGTACATCTATTGAAATAGCGCCCTTTTGCTGTTCGAATATTTCAAAACCGCCACCGGTTGGGTTGCCGTTGGATGTTCCCGCGGCGCCAATGATAATCGTGTCGCTAGCAAAATTACGATCCACGACCACGTTAAGACCGAACGCTACGCCGGCAGAATTTACCGGTGTTACGTTTCCGTATGCGTTCATTGGTCCTACTTGCGGAAATAGCGGCCTACCTTGTCCGTCCACGAGCGCGAGTAAATTTTGCCATTGGTTAGGGCTAAGAAATAAATGGGTTGGCAAGTTGCCGTTAGATCCGCTAAGAATTGCGGCGGCGCCTTGGGCAATCCACCCGGCCCATTGTTCCGGGTCTGTTGGGTCCGGGAATCCGCCCGTTTGGGTGGTTCCGGCTACCAACGCATCCGCCGCGACGTTATCGGTTGTGTTTGCATAAATTCGGCCCATGTCATCCAAAATTACGTTAAGTATCTCGGGTGTGGTCCAATCAAGATCCTGTTCAGAAATTGTCACATATCCGCCGTAACTTTTTTTCTCTACCGTATTGCGGGTAATTTGAAGTGTGCCGGCTTGTAGTGCCGCATTTTGTGCACTTTGAACTGCCATGGAAACGTTTGTACTTACGGACGGACGAATAAAAAATTGTCCGGCGCTTGGCATGGATCGAACGCCTATTGCATCCACTACGGGACGCATGCCTACAAAATTGTTGTAAACATTTTGGATAATAATTTCCGGCAACGTGCCCGGGTTACTCTCGGTATCTACATACGGCGCGGACGGTGCGGCGGCTTGGATTGCTCGACGCATTTCGTGAAACGCGGATCCGCCCGCGATAGCGGCGGCGATGTATTGCGCGGCGGTTGGCATTGGGCCTACCGGCTTTGCGGCTTGCGCGTAAAATTTGGTTTCTAATGTTGCCGGTGTTTCTTTAATTTCGGCTGTTGCGTTTACTGTTTCCATTTTGTTTATTTCCTTTTCTTGGGGTTTAATTTCGTTTGGTTTTTCGGCCGCTACTTTAGTAATTTTTGCATCCTCAAACGCGCCAACGGGAACTAAAGATAATTCCACGAACGCGGACGATTTAATTACCATTACATTTTTTTCATCATAATAAAAATCTATTGGTTCAATGCCAACGCTAACGGAATCATAAACGCCGTCTAACGCAAGTTGTAACGCGTCATTACCGTTTCGAGTAGAACTAATTTTCGCGGTAAATAACAAACCGTCCGGACTATCTACGCGTTCGGTAACTAATCCGATTGCGTCCGCCATATTATGGTTTTGTATAAGTTTTGGTGCCGGGCCGTCCGTTGGAATAGATCCGGGTAAAAACTTTACGGCTTGGCCGCCTTGAACGTATGCCGTTTTGTTGTATGGCGCGGCGAGCCCCGTTATTGTGCGTGAGGGTACGCCCGAGGCCGCCGCGTCAATACTTATTTTTTGTGGTATTAAAACGATCATTAAAAGAATAGTAGCGCAACGGCCATAGGTTTTAGCGTCAATCTTTAATAGTCATTGAGGCGGGTTCCGAGGCAGTAGGCGCGACGGGCCTAGCCGCCTCGGTTCCCATGATATTTTCCTCTAGGTAGGCGGTTACGTCCAATTTTAAGAAACGGCCACGCGGTAAAACGTTATCCATACTTAAAGTTTGCTCGATGCAATCTATAAATGGTTTAGCGCCAAACAAATATAAATCTTGGCGCGCTTGTTGTGCGTTGGCGTAGGTCATGCCGCCGCCGGTTGGCGCCCCAACTAGATAACTAGGGATATTGGCAACACGCGCGAGCTCGAGGCTTTGAAATGTTCGCGCCTCGGTTAGTTGTAGTTTGCTCGGATCTATTCCGGATTCATGCCAATCCACGTACTCGTTTAACGCCGCGATGCTGTTATTTTGGCGTGCCTCGGCCCAACCCGCCGCGAGATCCGCTAACGCTGTTGGGTCCATGGGTTCCCCGCCGGTTTGTTTAAGCCAACCGCTAGGAATTTCGTTTACCGCGAATCGTTCCGCCGAACGGTTTAAACGTAACGCCGTCAAAATTGCGGTATCACCCATGGATAACAAACTTTGAATAGGGCTAATAAATTGGACAACGTCTCGAGGATCTACCGGCATCCCTTGCCAAGTAATCTGTTTACTAGGTCCCCACCAAATCGGGCCGGCCATGTCTAAAGTTTGCACGTTTGCGGCCGGCATCCATTGGAACGCTTTAGGAAAACCATTTCCGTAGCGTTCGGTGATTATCCAAAACGCCCGCCCGAAAAATAATAAATCGTCCGTGGTCCAACTAAGAATAAAATTTCGGGTGCTATTCGGATCCGGACGGTTAAACCAAACATCCGGCGGGATAGCTATTTCCTCTAATTCGTCGCCGTTCCATTGT